GAATATTCTCTACCTTAAAATTAAAGGAGAATGTAGCGTCTGTTTCACCAACAGTAATAGCAAAATCATTTGATGCATCATTCTTCTTATCTCTAACTACAACCTTAACTACACCATCTCCACCTATAACTGCCAAGTCAGGAAGTTGATAGATACCTGCTGCCTTAAGAAGTTTATCTAGTTGATCTGTGCTCAAATCAAATACAGCATCTTCACTAGGAAGAGTTATCTCTTTCTCTGGTGGAGTAATAATAACATTAGGATCGGCAAAGAAATACTTTGACCTCATCCTACCTTCTTTAATTACCACATGATTATCGTTACTAAAATCTAATTCAGCACTTTGATGCAAATCAATACCGTTAAGGAACTGACTTAAATCATATATACCAAAATCTCTTGGCAACTCCTCTTCAATAGTTGCTTCTGCAAGAATGTTCTTCATTACACTAATAGTCTTAAGACTATTTCCTTGCTTAAAGAGAATAGATTGATTAATCTCTTTAAAGTTCTTTAGAATGTCAAGTGTGCTTTTAGAAAGTTTCATATCGAGTGTTAGTGTAATCAGGTTCTTTAGTGTTTCCACTGAAGTAATAAAGAAGCAGACAATAATGCATTGCCTTTAGAATATCTTGTTTTGCAGATCCTTTCTTATCATATCGTGCAAGATACTTAAGTGCATTAGAACGGCAGAAAGATTCTGCATCACCTACAGACTGAATCAAATCTAATGTCTGTGTATTATTTTGTTCTGACGTATAATGTCCTCTATAAGTAGAGGTAACATAGTTTTTAAGGTCAGCAATACCTTTATCCTCCTCATATTTTTGAGGTTTATAATCTAAATTTGCTTGTGGTTTTTCTGGTATAGGTGAAGTAATATGATGTGCTATTGAATCATCATTATCAGAAAGTGTACTGAATGATGAAGGTGCATCATCAACTAAACCAACACCTTCCATACTAAAATTAACAAATTCAGGTGCTATGTAAGCAGGATCTACATCCAAATTAATTCCTTCAATTCCTGCAGTATCAATAGTGACAGTATCAAGATTGATATTGAATTGACTAGCATATGCTGATGCTGTATTTCCAGATCCTACCGTAATGATAGGATCATTCCAATCAGTGTCATCTGAATCGGATTTTGGTTTTGGATCATACTCATCACTTTCTAATGATGTTATTGTATTGTCAGTCATTTCATCTTCTCCATAAAGTTCATCGTAAAGCAAGCTCCAGGAGTTAATCATACATCTATCCCTCCAACTTGTCAAGATCTACATCTGCATCAACCTTGTCATATAGTTCAAGGAATGCTTGCTTTGTTTCATCATCAAATCTGTTTACACAAACTTGAATTGCTTTCATCTTATCATTAAAGATGCTGTAAGCACGAACAATGTGAACCAATCTACGAGTGCTGATGATCTCTTCGATACCACCGTCATAGAATGTCTTACGGATGATGTCACCCCAATCTACAAGTCTTGCAATAAAGTCTGTATCAGTAACACCATGATGTGCAGCAACTCCACCAAGTATTCTCTTCTCTACAGATACAGGTGGATACTCTTGCTCAAAGGTTACAGGGAATCTCTCAAGGAATGCTTCATTAAGAACATTAGTTCCTATGAATCTACCATCATCAGATCCTTTACCTTTTGTATTAGCAGTAGCAACCACATTAAATCCTACCGCAGGTCTGACAAACCTACCGATTTTTTTGAGGAACAACCCTTTACCTTCAAGTATGGGTTGGAGGCATAAGATTTTGTTACTAGCCAAGTCAATCTCATCGAGTAACAAGATTGCTCCTCGTTCAAGTGCTTCAATGACAGGTCCGTTATGCCAAACTGTTGCCCCATCAACAAGGCGAAACCCACCAATAAGATCGTCTTCATCTGTTTCAATAGTAATGTTTACACGAATAAGTTCTCTCTTTAATTGAGCACATGCTTGCTCCACACCAAAGGTCTTACCATTACCTGATAGACCAGTAATGAATGTAGGATAGAATTGCTTTGATTGTATTACTTTCTTTATATCAGTAAAAGGACCAAACTTAACAAATGTATCATCTTGTGCAGGAACTAAATCCTGTGCAATTGTAGGTTCTACAGCAGGAGCACTGAATGACTTCTCAATATTCTCAACCGCTTTAGTGGTAACTTCTAGGTTCCACTTGCCACGACCAACAGAAAACTGCTTGATCTTTTTAGTGACGGTCTGATAAGCAATGTCATTGGCAGCACAGAATCCACGAACATCTGCAGCAGTGAACTCTTTACCATATGTGCTTCTTAACCCATCAATGATTTCTTCTTGTGTCATTTTAATCTCAAAAGTCATAATGTAGTTCGTTTCAATACATGTATTCTACATGAAAAAGGGGTCTATTCGACCCCTAGTGGACACTTTATGAACTGTATTTTTTAATGCTCTCCTCCCATTCCTTCATACTGCTTTGACAGTCAGGTGGTTCAGGGTCTTTATACCCTTTCATCTTTTTCCACTTGTTATGTAATGCACCCATCATCCATGACTGCGAAAGACTCTTGGGACCATTCTCAAGAAGATCTAGTTCATACCTGCTAGAGGTATAACCTTTATACTCTTCTCTCCAATTGGAATCATCATAAGGTTTGTTTGTCATTATCCGTAAGTAAAGGTTTTGTTTTTAATTTTAGTATCACCATCTGATGATGATCTTCCAGGTTTCATTGTTCCTGCTGTAAATCTCTTTACATTTCTACCTTGCTTATCTTTACCGAGTCCACCTTTTCTAGTTGCTGATACTGTACCAGTTTTTTTGGTTTGTGTCAAGACTGCATCCTGACCATACTTCTTACCTAAAGATTTAACTGCTTTCTTAAATGCCCTCTTTCCCTTTTTACCAGAGGTGACAACGTGACTTCTCTCTTTAACCTTTGTGGTCTTACCAGTCTTATCATCCTTTTCATCCCATCTTCCAGTTACTTTAGTAGCACCTGGTAAACCTTTACCTTTTATATCACGATCTAACTGTTTTGCTCTTGCTTTATTTTCTTTAGAAGATTTGTCACCACGACTTCCAGAGATGACTGCCATCCCTCCTTTATCAGACTTAGATTTAATACGACTTAAACTACTTTCGTCAAGAAATTCCTTAAAGGTCTTCATTATCGGTCACACTATTATAGTAATATTTATTCTTCTGAATCCTTAACTCAATACCATGCATTTCCAAAAGTGAAATCTTCGTATCAGTCATTTCCTCGCTATAAAAAATAAGAGGTTCTTTTAGTGATGGATCTCCACTCATTTTTCTTCCTCATCAACTTCTACTATTGTCTTATAATACTTTAATCTTCTTCGGAGAAGAGTTACTTCTTCCTTTAATTTTTCTTTTTCTGTTGTCAGTTCTGCGATTTCTTGTTCGTAGAGGATAATCATTTGTTCCAGTCGAAGGACATCATTTTCAAGATCCCATCGTGGTTTGGGATATGGGTTGGTCATGTTAGAGTTTATGAATAATTATTTACTCATTTAATGTTTGCTTTACGATCTTCTTCTAATCTCAATTGCCTCTTAAACTCATATTCAAGTGAGGTAAGATGATCATTTAAGAAGTGCTCATACTCATTACCCTCAATAAGATCATGTAAATGTGCTACATGTTCTAGTGCAAAAACTAATTTGGTTTGATTGTTCATTCTCATTCATCCCAACTCCTCTTCTTCCAGTCAGCATACATCTGACCATAAATCATTCCTTCATCTGCCTTAATATATCTGCCATTGAGGAGTTCTATCTGTTGTTTAGATAAATTATCCTTCATAGCCTCAAGGTAATCTTTTTCCCAATTAGGGACATCTTTAATGTATTCTTTGGTCATTTCTTTTTCCTCACTGGTACTTCAATTGTCCAAGATGATGATTCTAGTTTAACAAGATCAAAGTTCTTCTTAAACTCCTTTTCTCTTTCTTTCTTTTCCTTCTCCATTGTTAACTCAATAGTTTCAATAGTTCTCTCACCATAATGAGTTTCTTTCATACCCAAGTATTCTAAAACTCCTTCATCAACCATAGAATAAAGTGCATCCCATGTTAAAGTATCTCTTAATCCAGTTGCGATACGATCAATATCACCACCATCTAGATACTCACCTTTAACTACTTTGTCTGAATAGTCTTCGTATTGAGAAATAAGTTTTGCTCTAATCTCTACCAACTCATTAAGGTTGATAGTGATCTTTACATCATCATAAATTGCCATAGTTAGATCCAATCTGGTTTTCGGGATTCGTCACGTAGATAATTAGATGCAACCCAAGGTTTGCTCCTAATGTAATTTTTGTAAGCAGTAAAAGTGTCAATGCTT